GCTATATATTATCAGGGTTAAACATTCAAAATATTGCAGAATATGATTATTCTCAATCATATAACAAATATGATATTATAGATTTTCAATTAAATACAGAAAAATCTATTTATCCTAGTTATACAGGTTTGGGAGAAACTGGATTATTATTTTGGTTTAATAATGAATATATAGATAGTTTTGATTTAGGGTTAGATAATAATGTTACTGGCTGGAAAAATAAAGTCGGTCAATCTGAGAATCAAAATAACCAATACGGAAATTTATTGCAATTATCAGATGATGAATCTTTGAGACCTTTTGTTAATTTTAATGATAATTATATTGAACTATTTGATGATCAGTTTTTAAGTGGCTCAGGTTTTAATTCTGTTGAAAGAACAACTTTTATATGTTTTAATGCATCTAATAATTCAGATAATAATTCAGTTCAGAATATTATTAGATTCGATAGAGAAGATGGGTGGGCATACAACCATTTCGGATCTGGTCCTTCAGGTTTTTTGAGGGTCAGTGGTGAGGATGCTGTGGGTCAATCTAAAATAATAGTAGATGAAACAGAATTTAATGCGGTCTGTCCAGTTTATGATACCCCTAATATAATAACTTTGATTCAAAAATCTGGAATCTCTGGAAGTTCAGGTCCGATTATAACAGTAAGGCAAAATGGTCATCAATTAGGTGATTATGAAGATTATTATTCAGGTTGGAAGTCGGGGTTCATTAAATTAGGAAATACAAATAATTCTAACGGAGTTAAGTATTACGATATATTTTCTTTTAGCGGAGTATTAGGCGAAAGCGATCTTGATTCTTACGAAAAATATTTATTTGAAAATTATTTTGATTCGGATGGTCTTTATTTTGCCAAGAAAGATGTACCAGCTGGATTTTCTAAATCTCCTCTAGGTTATACTGGCAGTGATTATTGGACTCAAGATATAGATGACTTGTTTAAATTGAGTTATGGGTCGTCAGTTGAGTTTTCAGCAAAGTTGTCGAGATCTAATTTTGGTGATGGTTATCAATCTAATATATCTAGAAATATAAATAGTTTAAATACCACGCTTAATTTAAAGTATGATGGACTTACGGACACTCAAGCAAAGTGTCTTATAACTTATTTCGAAAACACTCCAGAAAGAGAGAATAAGAGTATCTACGAAGGTTACAAGGGTGTTGATATCGATTTATTTCAACCTTTCAAGAAAGATGCAGAAGTTTACTTCTTAGATATAGATCATTCGACGCCTTATAATAACATAAATAATATTTCTATAAAAGCGGAATCTTTATATGATAGTAATTTAGATTATAGAGGTATGCTCGTTCAATTAGATGAATCTAACATAAGAACTTATTCTGATGATTTAGCTGGTTTTGAATATAATGATGTCGTGTATGTCGAGTCGTCAATTTATTCGCAGAGAGGGTATTACTATTATACAGGAGCAAAAATTGATACAGTTATCGAAGAAGCTAACGCTCCTTTAGGTAATAATTCTCACTTTACAAAAGAATTTTATTTTAAACAAGATATTGAATATAGCGTACCAGAGCAATTGAGATTAACTGCAACCGATTATGAAGCAGCAACAAAAGAGTATTTAAAAGATGGTATAAATTACAACAATTTAGAATTTAATTTATCTTTTTCAAGCAGATCGAATAAAGAAACGACGGCCATTTTAAAATTTTTAGATGACAAAGCTGGATTTAAAATATTTAGATATACTTTGCCGCAGCCTTATAATAAAGAGATAGATGTTTATTGTCCAGAGTGGAGTCATTCTTATAATTTTTATAATAACAATGATATTCAAGTAAAATTTATACAGTTTAGAGCGCAGTCTTCTGTAGTAACAAATTTCGACACTCAAATAGAATTTGTGAGCATATAATATGAGTACTGATTATAACGTAGGAGTTTATTTAGATCCCGTGCCGACAGGTTTTGGGGGTTATACTGGTATTTCTATTTTTAATAGATCTGATAAACCTATTAGCTATTTTGCTGAGATGTCGGAAACATCTTTATTTACCACCAACAATGATCCATTGCCAGATACTGATGCGGTAGATGATAATTTATATGATACTTTATTTGTGGCTTCTGATATAAATAACGTAGATACGTCAATTAGCTCCGTTTCTCTTAGTTTGGGGGCTGGTGAATCTGGTAATATTTATGTAGCCCATAAACCTTTCTCTACATTTTGGCCCACTTATCAAACAACTGGAATAGAAACTGCAGAACTAAGTATCGTTTCTCAATCTTCAGAAGGGGATTTAGATTCAGCAATTACTGTAAAAATAACAGGGCAAAGAATTTTAGATCCAGTAAACCCAACTAAGCCCGGAAAGTTTTTTGCTATAGAATCTTATAATGAAAAAGATGGATATACTTTAGATTTCAAATGGCAATTATTAAGTGGTCAAGCATTTGTTTCTGGTTTTAAAATAGATTTATGCAGTGATTCTAGTTTTTCTACTCACGTTGCTGATTCTCCTTACGATGTTCAAGTGGCAAAAAATACAGAATCTTCTAAGCCTCAATATTTAGATTATTATAATTACGGAACAAGAGATTTTTCTTATAAGATAAATAATCTTCCTACGGATTCTTATATGTATGCCAGATTGATTGCTGTAAATGGTGTTAATGAGAATAGTTCTTACACTTATTGTACTGGGTTTAAGCCTGACGATACTAATCCTATAGATAATATAACTTATAGTGGGCTACATCCTAGTCCCGGTGATAATCTAGGTTTTGGAACAGATTTTTTAACAATAAATAAAGGCATAGATCAGGAATATGAAATAGATTTGGCAGAAATATTATATGAAGCAAATAATAATTCATATGATTTTACTGCTTATACAGGAGTTGTTTTAAATTTTTATTCTAACTCGGAAAATCCTGATGACAATAGTAGGATAGACTCATCGACAAAAGAAGTTGCTGCTATAAGATTAAAAAGACCCGAAGGTAAAAACTTCACTTATTCAGTTAATGCTAGTAACAAATTTAATTTAGTTTTGAATTTTGAAAATATTTCTATTGCCGGTTATAACGGCAAAGGTGCTGAATGGAATGGAAATGCTGTAGTTAATGCAGAAGATGGTGGTCCTATTTTTGATTTTGATAACTTAAATTATGGAGCAAAAGTTTTTGACTATTATATAAATAAAGATAAAGATAGCATTTTTTATGCTGGCATTGGGGGAACTGATGCTTATAAAACAAATGTAACAAATGTCAGGGCTTATTTAATAGATGGAGAGAAAAATGATTCTAATCAAGACGATTTATCTGTCTACGATCAAATACCTTACCCGTCAAATGAAGAATGGGAGGATGCTCAAGGAAGAGGTTCCAATGGAAAATTAATTGGCACTTCTGGTTCTAGTGGTGGTGCAGGAAATTTCCCTAGTGTGTATTTAGGATTTTCAGAGAGAAATTCGACAACATTTTTACCTAGCTCTACATTTTTATTCAGATTCAAAACAGAAGGAATATCTGATTCTGCTGGAGTGCAAAAAAGCACTTGGAATTCTTCTGCCGGAAAAGCAATTCAGTTAAAAAATAGTAGCAATGTATTAACTGTAAGAGAAGCTTATGGTAGAAAATTCTATGAGTTAACTGGAGCGGCGAGTCAAGCTAATGCTATTCAGGCTTTTAACAACAACTCAAATGATCTTCCTGCTTTTTGGGGATCTTCAAACGGTGTTGATTTAAGGCCAAATTACACAATATTAGTTTTTGCTTTAGCAAGAAAACAATTAAAAAATAATAATTATGTAGATACTGCTGATGAAATGTTAAGGAAATGTAGTGCTATTCATAAATTTGTTGATTCTACAGTTTGGGGGCCTACACCAAGTCTTTCTACAGGCTTTTGGGGTAAAGAAACAGCACCTTTCAATCCAAATAATTTAATATATAATTTTTACAGATCTCCTTTTTTTAGTGGAACTAGAGCTTCTTTTGTGGGATCGTCTTTAAATACTCCAGATTTTGTTTTGCCCGGATCTTATCAAGAATTATCTGATGGTAAGGAATATTCTACAACAGAAAGAGATTTTTTCATTTATTCTAACCAAATGCAAGTTAATTCTGATAGTAGTACGTGGGTTAGTAAGTTAACAATTGATCCATATAATATTAACTCTAGAGAAGTAGCTAGTCATTTTGTTTTTAAAGATTTTAATTTGGCTAAAACTTCTAGTTTTGAAACAGCTGATAACCAAAAATTTACAATATTACAAGATTCTTCGGGTTCAGGGGCCTATGATGAATTATCGGCATTTGAGTTATTTTTTGTTAAAATGCACTCAACTATAGGAGCTTATCAAGCTAATTTTGTTAACACATCAAATAGTTCTATAGAAGCCCTAAAAAATGAAACTTTTATAAATGGAAAAAAAGTTTTTGAGCAATCTTTAGCATTGCAGCAAATAAAAACAGTCAAAAGAATGTTGATTCAATTAAATAATAATGATCCAGATTCAAACAATGACACTAGAACAAGATTATATTTATTTGATTATATTCACGGGGCTGCAGCTGATGTGCAGAAAAGAAATCAAGCATCCGATTCTATTATGGAGTATTTAACTAGTTATTACGCTCCTTTAATTCTTAAATCTTCAAGCGGAAGATTGCAAGTAGCAAAGCATGATTCTGGAACTAATAGTCAGCTATCGTTTGGTTTACCATTAAGCCACAACTTTTTAAATTTATACTCGAATTAAAATGTCAAATTTATTTCTACTTAAGAATACAGAGATTATCGATTTGTTCGAAATCAAGTTAAATGATTTTGAAGGTTATCTTTACTTTCACGGTTCTAAAAACTTTAATAAGGATTTAATTTTTCAAGGCCGCGCTTATTTGTTTATTCCGTGTGAGATGTCTAATTTGCAATACGATTCAGAAGGAAAACAAAATAGACCAACTTTTAGTATAAGTAATGTTAATAATTTTATCAGTAATATAATAAAAGACAGAGGAGATTTGCTCGGTAAAGAATTTTATAGAAAAAAACTATTAGCTAAAGATTTAGATGCTGTGAATTTTGGTGGAGAATCAAAAAATCCTTTGGGCGTTTCTGGATTTAATGAATTCATATCTAGTGATAAATTCGTTATAAATAAAAAGAATTTAGAAAATAAAGAAAGAGTTGAATTTGAATTATCTAATATTTTAGATATAGATGGTTTAACTTGCCCTTCTAGAAAGGTTTATAATAATAGCTGCCCTTGGCAATATAGAGGGTATGGATGTAATTATGGAAAAAACTTAAGTTATTCTGGCCCTTACGTTAACACTTTAGATCCTCCTTATAAAACTTTAGAAGGTGTTATATCAAGTTATGATGATAGCGATCAGCCTATAAAAGAGTCGCTTGCAGCTTGGTTTGATTATTCTGGTGTTAATGTGCTAGAGGAATTTACTCAATACGCTAAATTTATAAGTAGTACTACAGAGGTAATTTATAAATATTTTTATACAGCTAATGCTTGGGAAAATAAAGCAGGAGAAATAAATAGTTCTGCTTCAGGGGATGTTCTAGCTAATATAAATACAGATATAACGTGGTCAGGAAGTAAAGGACCGGTTGTTTTCTATAATAATGGTCGATTAAAAAATAATTATGGGATTATTCCTATGTTGCCTAATTTTGATTTAAGATCCCCCGGAAAATTTTTACCATTAACATTAGATTATGATTATAGTGGAAAAGATTTAACAATTTTTTGTATTATTGAGCCTACGAATACTTTTGAGGGTTTTGCTAGAGATAATTATAAAAATGGTAAATACTGGGATTACGCACCCGGAGGGGGAGTTTTTGCTAGAGGTTTAGATACTCAAAGCGGAAATACATATATAGGATATAGTGGTCAAAGAACTTCTGGTGATAGACCTTTTAAAAGACAATCTAAATTAGATTCATTTCGTATATCTAACAATAACAATATAACCGCAGGATCTCAATCGACTTTAGTTTCTAGCATGAATATTCCATTGATTTATTCTTGCTCTATTCCTAGTTCAGATGGTGAAGAAATCAATTTTTTTAAAAATGGATATAAGATAAATTCTTTACAAGCAAATTATAGCGGGTTGACAGGTAGCACTCATGATATAAATAAATTAGGTTTTAATTTACATGATTATAGATCTAGTCACATGGTTATTTATGAGTTAATAATATTTCAACAATTATTAAATGAAGATCAGATTAAAAGTATTAATTCTTATTTAGGTTATAAGTACGGCATACAGGTCTCTGACTCTTCTATATCTAATAAAGGTAAAATTCCTAGCAGTCAGTTTTTTGATGGTTATGAAGATGGGAATCTGGGGGTTCCATTGGCGGATGAAAATGATAAATTATTTTTTAGAGAGACAACTGATGAATTTCAGTTTTATGATTCTTATGATTTCCAAAATTTGACTTATAAGGGGGATTATAATAGTGAGATAGTTTATCAAAAAGGAGATTTTGTTAAAATAGATCCAGATATAAATTTTGATTTTACTAAGAGCTCTTTAAATCAAAATTCTGAATTACCTTCTCGGTTTTTTGTGTGCTTATCGAATAATGGGTCAAAAGGTATAAATCCTTTGGAGAATACAAATATATGGAAGGAAGATAAATGTTCGAAGAAAATGTCAGGATGTTTAGCGAGATTCAGAAAAGATGAAGCAGGAGACAGACAAAAAATTCCTTTTGGAGGGTTCCCCGGAACAGTTGATTATGATTATGAATTACCTAATTAAAATAAAAAATGATAAAGTTTTACTTAATGTTTTAAAAGAAAAAGCTTTAAATTCTGATAAAGAAATTTGTGGGTTTATTTGTGATGGGAAATTTATAGAAAAAGAGAACATTCACCCTGATCCAGTAAATTATTTTTTGATTTCTCCAAAAGAATGTATTTGGGAAGATGGAGTTGTTCTTTTTCACAGTCATCCTGTTCATATAGAGAGGGCTGGATTTTCAGAATGGGATTTAGAGAATCAGTATTTTTTTAATATGGATATGGTTTTATACAGTGTAAATAATGATGAATTTTATTATAAGGAGAAATAATGGTCGATATAACTCTTAAAGGAATTTTAGGCAAACAATTTGGTTCTGAATGGAAGCTGAATGTCTCATCTGTTTTAGAGATATTTGAAGCGATAGAAGCTAATACTTCTAAAGTTTCTAAATGTTTCTATGATTTACAAAAATTTGCAACACATTTTATAGTTTTTATAGATGGTAAAGCCATGCCTTCATACCTTTTAAATAGTAATATATTAAAGAAAAATAATAAAGTAGAAATTTTACCGATTGTTCAAGGTTCTGGGGCAGCTGTAGCTCTTTTTATTATAGGTGTTCTTTTAACTGTAGCTTCTGTGGTGATAACTAAAATGTTAAGCCCAAAAGCGCCTAAAGATGTTAAAACAAATTCAACTATTTTAGGGGGAATTAGAAATGTTACAGCTAGAAATATAGTTGTTCCGATAGGTTATGGCAGGTTAAAATTGGGCAGCTCAGTAATTTCTAATTATATATCAGTGAGTGATTTAAGTAATCAATCGTCAAATTCAAATCCTTCAGGCGGATTTTACGTTACATCTCCGTACGATATAAAAGAAAATAATAATTAAGGAATAAGTATGGGAGCAAATATTTATCGTTGGCCAATTTTAGATCCAGCTAGATTAAATGAAAAATTAGAAAGTGATGAGTTTTTGTCATCTGTAGATCTTATTTGTGAAGGTCCAATAGCTGGACTTGTTGATTCGGATGGTAATATTTTGAAGTATTTACCAAATAAAAACTATTCAAATATTATTTTAGGTAAAGGTGTTTATTATAATAATGTTCCTTTAATAGATTCTAAATTAAATAAATTTAATTTTGTTACTCAGGGTTTCAGTATTTTTTATGGTTCAGAAAATAATGATGGTTTTTATGATTTTCCTTCTACAGTTTTTAATTATAGGCAAAATCTATTGCTAAATGAAAAAGATTTTACATCTAGTTGGTATGGAATAGCTGATTCAAACTTTAGAGGAACAATAAAAAAGAATTTTATAGAAAATAGCTCATTCATACAAACAAAAAATGGTTCGATTGTAGATTTTGGTTGGGTTGGGTCGTATGCTAAAGGTGATGTAGATAGAGATATTGAGGTATTTAATTTTTGGTTGAAAAATCTAAAACTTGCAAAAAATTATTGCAATCCTTTTATTCATGAAATAAAAAATAAATTTGCTGATGAAATTAGTATAAATATTTCTGTGGATCAACTGTTTAGGCTGAACGATAATGGTTCTACTTTGCCGACATCAGTTTCTTTTGTTGTGGAGCTTTTTGAAGACGGAACAAGTGATTCTATTTATATAACTGCTAACATAAATGGAATTTCTAAAAGCAATTATGTTTTTCCGATAACTATTAGTGGGGAAACAAATCCTTTTCTTAATAAGAAATATTATGTAAGAGTGTACCCTTTAACTCGAAAAGTTTCTTATGATAATGCCAAGTTAACAATTTTATTTGGTGTTTCATCTATAGTGGAATCAATGAAAAGGAAAGGTAAATTTTGTTATCCATATTCAGCTATAGTTAAATCATCTGTTTCTTCTAAGCATTTTAAAAATGATCCTGATAGGACTTTTGATTTGAAGTTACTTAAAATAAAAGTTCCAAACAATTATGATCCAGAAGCAAAAGAATATTCTGGTAATTGGGATGGAAATTTTAGTAATTTTTTAAGATGGACAGATAATCCTGCGTGGATTTTTTATGATATTTGCACAAATAATAGATATGGAGTTGGGAATGGCAAAGTTTTGCTAGAAGATTTAAATAAATGGGAACTATATAAAATAGCAAAATATTGTGATGAATTAGTTGTTTCTACTTCTCCGAGAGGAGCTTCAGAAGATAGTTTTACTTATTATCCAAATTATAAGTGGCATGTTTTTCTCCCGAAAACTTCTCAAAATGGTCAAGTTAACTCTTTAAATGATATAAAAAATAAATATCATCCAGTTTATTCTTCAAGGTATAATAGCGACGAAAAAAAATATACAAGTGCTGATGATAAAAATTACACAAGTAATAATGGCGGCGCTTATAATTCCGTTATATTTTTATATGATATAAATGATGGGGGTGTTAACAACGCTAGGAAGATAGTTCAAAATATTGAAGAAGGAAATATGATTCAGTCAGAAACTGATGAAGATATTTTTGAGTTTCAGCCAACACCTGAAGGTGAGGGTTCAGTATTTCGTTTTCATCTAATGCCTTATATTGGTCCAACTATAGCTTTTGAGAAAGAGCAAACTGGAAATATGCTAAAAACTTTTAGAAATAAAATGGTTTCAGATAGTTCTATAATAGATAATAAGAATATAGAAACTCTGGAAACTTTGCTTAATAACTCTAAGAAAAACACTGAAAATGGTGCTATAAATCATATATTAGAATTTATTACTACGAACTGGTGGCAAGCTGGTTACGAGCAATTAAAATCAGATTATGCAGCGACTCCTATTTTTTCAACTAGTGATTCAAGTGAATTTTTAAATGGTAAATGTTTACCTAGAGTTTTAGGTTATAGAGATCCTTTAGAGCCTAGATTTACAGCAAATGTTCTTATAGATAATGAAACAGAATGTTTAAAATTATTAAATGATATAACTTCTATTTTTAGGGGTTTGACTTATTATAGGAACAATTTAATTACTACCACCATTGATGTTTCCAAGCCTATTTCTTACATGTTTAATAATACTAATGTGAAAGATGGGATTTTTACTTATTCTACTGGTAGCGTTGATGGTAATTATAGCGTAGCGAAAGTTTTATATAAAGATAAATATAATAAGTTTGAAGATGAAGTTGAAGTTGTAGAAGATAGCGAATTGATAAAAGAATATGGGATTGTATCAAAAGAAATCTTAGGATTTGGGGTTACTTCTAGAGATCAGGCAAGAAGAATGGGCTTGTGGCTTTTAGCTACAAATAGATTCGAAAATAATGCTATTACATTTTCGACTGATATGCAGGGAATCATTTTAAAGCCCGGAGATGTGATTCAGATAGAAGATTCTTTTAAAAGTGATTACCTTCTGCAAGGAAGAGTAGTTTCTGTTGATAGATCTAATAAATATATTGTTGTAGATAGAAAAATCGACGTAAGATTTGCTGGAAGTAAGATCAAATTTTTATGTGATAAAACATACGATTCTTATAAGGACATATCTAATTCGGATCAATTTGACAACCAAGAAAGAGAAGATGTTATAGAATTATATATTGAGCGCATAGAAAATGATACAAATAAAATTTATATCAAAGAGCAACTAGACTCAAACGGTAATATTGATGTAGAAGCTTTTTCTAATTTTTATAAAATTTCTGGGTCTTCTCCGTTTATTATACAATCTGATATAGTTTATTCTAGCATAGATAAAGAAGATGAGTCTCAAGAAAGTGATTCTTTAGATAATAAAAACTTATACAAAATAGTTAGTATAGCTGAGCAAGATGTCAATGAGTATTCTATTTTTGCTATTAAATATGATAGAAATAAATATTTGAGTCTTGATAACAATATAATAGATGTGCGGAGCGGCGTTTCTAAGAACACGATTAACTATTCTTCTTCCGAAAATATAACAGAAGTTGATTTAACAGGAATGCAAGGTTCTTACTATAGTTTAGATCGAAAAAGTATCACTCAAATCGGTCAATTAGATTTTGATTATTCGTTTTCAGAATCTGAATCAGCTTTAGAAGATGACTCTTCAGATAATTACGCCGTTTTGACTCTGAAATTTGATGTAATTAAAAATTATATAGATACTCAAGCTTCTTTGAATAATGAGTATTATGTTAAAGTAGATCAAATACTGTCTTCAGGTGGAGGATTTGTTTGTAAAATAATATCTAAAAATCAATCTATCAGATTTAAAGTACCCATTACTAATGCTGAGCAAAAGACAATATTCTTAGGAAAATTCCCTGAAGAAGTGTCTAACGTGGTTTCTTCAGCATCTTCTATAAAAATATACATCTATGATGTAGAAAACAAAATAATTGAAGTGTAATATAAAATATGCCGATTATAACAGGTCCATCAGGCTCGACAGGGCCAAGTAATTCTTTTGAGATACGAGGTTTAGATATATCGAACTTAATTTCTTATGGCAGCATTGATTACACGGTGTCGCCATCGACTTATGGACTGAGTTCTGATAGCAAATTAATTTCGGCGTCTATTCTTCAAGATGATATAAGTTTTAAGCTTACAGTTTTTGATACATCTGACAATAAAGTCATTACTGATTCTAATATAAGTTCTCCTGATTTCTCTGGAATAAAGGTAGATTTATACGATTCTAGCAGGAATTTTATTCGTAATTTAGTTTCTTCAACTAAAAGCACAAATATAACACTAAATAGTTCTTCTATTAGTAATACGATTGAAAAATATACTGGTTATGCTAATTTAAATGATTTTAGAACTTTTTTTGTTGATTTTACATCTTACAGTGTTAATGGCAATAGCGATGTATATAGGAGCATATTAACTTATCCTGAAATACAAATAACTGGTGTCGAATTTACTAATACTAATCCTTTACAAGTTGCGCCGCTTTTAAATGATTATACATATGCTAAAAATATTTCTGTCACTTTAGTTGCAGATCCAAATGACTTACCTTCTGGCAATGCTAATCTCTTTGATTTTCAGAGCGGATATTCTACTCAGGTTTTAAATTATCAAAACAATAGAGTAAAAACTTTTTTTGAGATTGTTCCGCCGGTTTCTGGGGCTGATTATGTTGATTATACTGACCCTTTCAATTTTGTATTTTTACCATACGATTATTTTAATACTGGGAATTATTTTTTAAGTTCTGGTGTTAAGGCTCCTTATTATTTAACAGAAACAATTCCTTCTTCTTTAAATAATTTAACAGGGTTTATATAGACATCTCAAAATAAATACGATAAAAATTTAGATACAAAAGCTGTAGTTAAATGGGATGCTATTCCTCAACAGGAAAATTTATCATTTGAAGCTCATGTAAACGAAAAAGGTTCTGATAATATTAGTTATGTATTTACTTCTCAGAACACTCAAGTAGAGTCAATTGAATATATAGCTTATGGAACTGGAACAGGAACTATAAGTAATTTTGATACAGCAGATTATTATTCTGGTTCAGATCCTATTTTTAAGCCTTATGGAAACGGCGGCATACAATGGTCTGATCATACTTTATTTATAGATAATTATAATTCTCTTCCTGTTGATTTGTATGCTACGGGTTCAGTGTTAACTTCTGTTTCAGAAATAAGAATTCCATCTGGTTCAGTAGATAGTTCTGAATTATATTTCGTCTATAATTACGATAATTCTTCTAATTCTTTTTCTATTTTACCTAGTGGGGGTCAGTATAGTGGTACAATATATACTGGTACTTATACTGGCGAGAAATACACAGGAACATATTCAAATCCAGAAGATTACGGCCCTTCTGGATATGATGGCATATCTGGATTTTCTCCATTAACAGTAAATTTTGAAAGTGGGGTTTTATTAGCTAAAAGAATAACAGGATTCACCGGAGAAATAGATTTAATACTTTCTGAATTTGAACCAAGAGTAGAATTCGATTTAAAGCCAAACAAAAATTATGAAGTAAAAGTTAGAGCCGCTTATGAAGATGGTACGGTATCTGATTTTTCTGACACGCTTCTTTTTACTTCTGGGCAAATATTAAATAATATAGAACAGATCTTTTCTGGTCAATATGTTTTAGCTGGTTCTGGAACTAGTGGATATATTCCATTTTTTAGCGGCGATGATTTATTATTTGATTCTATAATTTATCAAGCCACAGGAAATATTGGCATCAACAAGCTAGAGCCAAGTGGAAAATTACACGTTGGAGGAAATGTATATATTGATGATGTACAACAAGAAATAGATGATGAAAAAGTTTTAGTTTGGAATTCTTCTAGTGGTTTAGTTGGATATTCACCGTTCGCGGCTTCAAGTGGAACTTCAGGCACTAGCGGAACTTCAGGAACATCAGGTACTAGTGGAACTTCAGGAACATCAGGTACTAGTGGAACTTCAGGAACATCAGGTACTAGTGGATCATCGGGAATTAATGGGACAGATGGTACATCGGGATCTTCTGGTACTAGTGGATCTTCTGGTACTAGTGGTACATCTGGTACATCTGGAACATCAGGCACTAGCGGAACTTCAGGGACATCTGGAACATCAGGGACTAGTGGTACATCTGGAACATCAGGAACTAGTGGTACATCTGGAACATCAGGCACTAGCGGAACTTCAGGGACATCTGGAACATCAGGAACATCAGGAACTAGTGGGACTTCTGGAGCAAATGGAACACATGGTTCAGATGGTTCTTCTGGCACTAGTGGAACATCAGGAAGTTCTGGTACAAGTGGTACATCAGGCACTTCTGGAACTAGCGGAACATCAGGAACTAGTGGAACATCTGGAAGTTCTGGAAGCTCTGGATCTTCAGGAAGCGGTGGATCATCTGGATCATCAGGTACTAGTGGCACATCAGGATCATCAGGAACTAGTGGAACATCAGGAACTAGTGGAACATCAGGAACTAGTGGAAGTTCTGGAAGTTCTGGATCTTCAGGAAGCGGTGGATCATCTGGATCATCAGGTACTAGTGGCACATCAGGATCATCTGGAAC